CCGAGAAAGTAATTCAGTTAAATCGGGCTGTAGTTAACAATCTACAGGAACAAGTTGTATCGTTAACCACTATGTTATACGGGCAGTTAGGCATAACCGAAAGCATTTTAAACGGTACAGCTGATCAGGGTACGATGATTAATTACTGGGTACGAACGCTCGAACCCATCATCGGAACTATCTGTTTAGAAATGACGAGAAAGTTCATATCTACGACTGGCTATACACAAGGGAAGCGAATCAAAGCATTCCGTGACATATTTGCACTGGCATCAGCTTCGGATTTCGCAGAACTCGTGGACAAGCTTAGTCGTAATGAAATCGCTACAGGAAACGAATTCCGTGCCACACTAGGCTGGGAACCAAGTGATGATCCCGGAGCTAATAAACTAAAGAATAAGAATATAGCTCCCACACAAGGCTCGGACGATGTTAAAACCAGTAACGATAAAGTTGATAAACAAATTCAGAAAAAGGAGATTCAAGATAATGGCGAAAATTCTTAATAGTAAGGCCGCCGCTAAGGACATTCGCACCGCTGACTTCAGTGGTTGGGCGACTGTTTACAACGTGCCTTGCACAGATGGTCGGACTATCAAGCACGGTGCGTTTGACGCTGCCGACATGACGATCCTGCCTCTCGTCTGGCGTCACTTGCACGATTCACCGTCGAACACGATCGGTCACGTTCTCGTTCACGCTAAACCCGAGGGCGCGTTTGTGTATGGTTGGTTTAACGGCACCTCTTCCGGGCGTGATAGCAAGGAACAGGTCAAGCATGGCGACCTGGATTCCTTGTCCATTTACGCCAACGAACTTGTCGAGAGCAAGAAACTCGTGCATAGCGGTAAGCTTCGCGAAGTGAGCTTGGTATATTCTGGAGCCAATCCCGAAGCCAAGATAACCAACGTTGCCCTACAGCACGATGACGGAACCGATGATACGATTCTCGATAACGAGGCTGTGATCGAGTCCGGACGTTTGATCGAACTTCCGAGTGACAATGTCATGCATGAAGATAGCGAGGACGAATCCCTCGCGGTCGTATTTAAAGCAGCGTTGGCTAAACTGTCCGAAAAAGAACAGGAAGTCATCTATGCCGTTATCGGGCTAGCTGGGGGCGAATCCTCAGTAGCACAATCTGATGAAAATTTTGACGACGAAGGAGCACCCTCGAACATGAAGAAAAACATATTCTACGCTGAAACGAAAAGCCAGGATAACGGCGCCGAATTGACGCACGAACATTTCGTGTCGATCCTCGCCAGCGCCCAAGAGATGGGCAGCTTGAAGAAAGCTGTTATTGCGCACGCTGGAGAAGACTACGGCATCACCAACGCGAGCGTGTTGTTCCCTGATGCCCGCTCAATGACTCGCGAACCCGAATTGGTTCGGCGTGACATGGGTTGGGTTTCCGAATTCCTGCCCGTTGCCGATCACCAGCCGTTCTCTCGTATCAAGAGCATGACCGCTGACCTGACCGAAGACACCGCACGTGCGCGTGGATACATCACGGCGTCTGAGAAAAGCGACATGTTCTTCGCCGTTGCCAAGCGTGACACCGGTCCGCAAACCGTCTACATCAAGAGCAAGATGGATCGCGATGACATCATTGATGTGACCGATTTCAGCGTTGTCGCATGGCTGAAGTCCAAGATGCGCTTGCTGCTCGACGAGGAAATTGCCCGTGCGGGATTGCTTTCCGACGGCCGCCTCGTTGCCAACCCGCTCAAGATCAAGGAAGATAAGATTCGCCCCATCTGGAAGGACGACGCTCTCTTCAATCATCGTGTCGAAATCGCGAGTAACGCGACCATCCTCAACACCATCGACGCGATCACACGTGCGCGCAAAAACTACAAAGGCACCGGCGCGCCCAAGCTCTTCACAACCGCTGACTGGGCTACCGAAATGCTTTTGGTTCGTGATTCGACTGGTCGTCGCGTCTACCCGACCATGGCCGAACTTGAGTCGGCTCTCCGCGTCAGCAAGGTCGTCGAAGTCGAACCGATGGAAGGTCTGTCCCGTGTTGACGGCGAACGCACCCTCAATCTGGTTGGTATCCTCGTCAATCCCACGGATTACACTTACGGCGCTGACAAAGGCGGTGAAGTGAACTTCTTTGACGATTTCGATATCAACTTCAACCAGGAACTGTACCTGATTGAAGCACGTTGCTCCGGCGCGTTGACCAAGCCGAAGAGCGCTGTGACCATCGAACAAGTTGCGGCTGCCGGCTAGTCCTGGCCTAAATCAAAATGGCAAAAGTTTCTGGAAAAATAGCGTTCGCGACAACGGCTGAGACGACAAAAGGAAAATACGTACAGACCATTAACGAGGAATCGTTCAAGGGCGATCTGATTATCGATCGTAGAGTGACGCCGGCTAATGGTAAACCAGTTTCGGATGTCGTGTTGGCTAATAAGGTTAGCATTGTAGGTACGCCTTTCATTTTTCAGAATAGCCATAAGATTGTTTTTGTACGGCTGAACGGGGTTCCGTGGACTGTCACAGCTTGTGAAGTTGCGAGACCCCGTTTGGTTATGACATTAGGGAGTGTGTATAATGACCAAACGGCTTGAATTTCATGACGCATTGGTCGACATTCTGGGAATCGAAGATAATGTATATTTTCAACCTCCAGAGAATTTCGCAGTTGGTTTTCCTTGCATAGTCTATTCATACACCAAGCCGACCATTAACCGTGCAGATAATCAGGTCTATCGAATGACCGAAACGTTCATGGTTACTGTAATTGATAAGGAGCCGGAAGGCGAGATATGGAAGGCCATTATACATCGATTCCCGCAAACAATCTTTGACAGGACTTTCCCAAGTGGGGGGTCCTATCATACAATTCTAACCATAAGGTTGTCTTAACCGACTAACCTGATACCACAAAAAAAATAAGGAGACACTGAACATGGGAAATAAACTTGTATGGCACGCGCTCGGCGAGAAATTCTACGAGACTGGTTTGGACCGCGGTGTGCTGTTCCCGAAGACAGCCCTCGGCGCTTATGGCGAAGGCGTTGCGTGGAACGGCCTCATCAGCATCAGCGAATCACCCGAGGGTGCTGAAGTCACCAAGAAGTATGCGGATAACAACGAGTATTTGAAGCTCGTCAGTCGCGAAACCCTCAAACTCTCGATGGAAGCTTTCGCCTATCCGACGGAATTCGGCGTTTGTGACGGAACGGCGTCCCCTGTCGCCGGTGTTATCGCCAACCAACAGGCCCGTCGTGAATTTGGTCTGGCTTATCGCACCAAGATTGGAAACGATGTTGCCGGCGAAGATCACGCTTATCAGCTGCACCTGATTTTTGGTTGTCTTGCGGCCCCTTCCGAGAAGGAACGCCAGACGATCAACGAAGACCCCGATGCGATCACATTCTCGTGGGATATCTCGACGACCCCCGTTGAAATGACGGGTTATCGTTCGACTTCTCACATCGTCATCGATTCACGCGACGCTGACGCAACGAAACTCGCGGCTCTCGAAGTGATCCTTTACGGCGTTGACGGAACGCCCGGAACAGCGGCTCGCCTGCCCATGCCGAATGAAATCGTGACCCTGATGACCCCAGGATAACACGATAAGATAAAGCTTGTGAAAAACGTATAGTAAGTGGCTGGAGTCATTCTAGCCACTTACTATTATACATAAAAAAGATTGGAGAAACCGAAATATGATCACATTTGATATCACGTACACTGATTTCACAGATATCACGCATACCGACAAAGCAGCATTTCATCTCAGCAAGACCGAGATTGCTAAACTGGAATTCGGTCATGAAGGCGGTCTTAGCACCATGTTGTCCAAAATGCTTGGTGCTGGAAATACAACCAAGGTTATTCCGCTTTTCGAGCAACTCGTCCGTATGAGTTATGGCATTCGCAGCGCCGACATGAAGCATTTCGTCAAGACCCAGGAATCCCTGGAAGCCTTCGCCAGTTCGGGAGCTTGTGACGAATTTGTGTTCTCGCTGATCCAGGATCCGGATAAAGCCCGAAAATTCATCTCAGGGATCTTGCCATCCGATATTCGGATTGACGACAAGACGTTGGACGAGGCAATGAAGAAAATGACTCCGCCCACCCCGTCTGGTGATCCCCCATCAACTGACAAATAATCCGTGAAGGAAGGACGATAAGCGAATGTTAACTATACATGTTTCAGGCGGAGAACTGTTTAACGAGAGTGATAATTCACTTCACCAGGTCAAGCCGCAGACCCTGATTTTAGAGCATTCGCTTATCAGTATTTCTAAATGGGAAGCAAGGAACCACAAACCATTTTTGAAAAAAGGGGACTTATCTAAAAGCGAAATTATTGATTATATCATGCAGATGACTGTGAACAAAGTTGAAGATATTTATGTTTACGGTCTTCTAACACAAGAGGATTACGATGCTGTGTCTAAATACATCGACGACCCTACAACTGCCACTACTTTTGGTTCTGGTCCAGAAGACGGTCATAATCCTATTAGTCGTGAGATCGTCACATCCGAAATAATTTATTATTGGATGATAGCTCACAATATACCAGTCGAGTTTGAGAAGTGGCATATAAATCGTTTACTCACACTAATTCGTATATGTAACATAAAGAACGCTCCAAAGAAGAAACGTAACAATGGACAAAGCGCCAAAAATAGAACTGCATTAAACGAGGCACGTTTGTCACGATACAAATCAACTGGCTGATCAAGGAGGTAGTTACATATCATGGGACGCTTATTTAGAGTGCGAATCTCGGGTTCGTATGACCAAGCCGAGAAAATGTTAAAGCGCATCTCCGACGAAACCATATATACAGACTTACTAAACAAATATGGTGCTATTGGTGTTGCTGCGTTAGCTAGTAAAACACCGGTTGACACCGGAGAGACAGCTTCTAGTTGGTATCATAGAGTCTATAGAACCAAGAAAGGTTCGAGACTCGTTTTCTATAATTCAAATATGACAGCTATCGATGTGCCAGTTGCTATTCTAATTCACTATGGACA